TTACGCCAGCAGCGGTCGTGGACTGCAGTGCGTCTGGGTCGAGGTGCAGGTTTTTGCTGCCAGTACGCTGGTCGCGGACCTGATCCATGTAGTTAAGCAGCGACATGCCTTGCGGGCCAACTTGCGGTACTGGCAACGGCTGCACCATGCCCGGCGCGTCCATGCGCACGATACCGCCGGGGCGAGACTGCAGCATGTCGTCGAGGTTCACGCGGCCTTCTACAACCGCAACACGGGCGTCGTTGGTCAGGTACAGGTTATCCAGTACGCCGCGCAGGGCGACGGACTTCACGCGCTGGATGTCCGTGACCATTTCGGCGACGCTGCGGCCAACAAGCCGGTGCGGGACGCGGATCGGGGTCGCGCATACGAACGGGGCGTTGTCTACAGGCTCGACGTCCAGAACGTGGTTGGACTGGCCGATGGTCAGCACCTTATGCAGCGTCGGGATGCCGGTTTCGTGCATGTCCAGCGGCATGTAGGATTCGACGACGCGGACCAGTTCGTTGTTACGCAGGGCGTAGTTGTGTGTGCTGCCGCCGTCGATTTCGTCGTGGCGTACTTGCGTTTCTTGTTCGTCGAAGCCTTCGCCAAGGCCAACGTGTTCTTCGACTTCGTCGCGGTCGTAGCCCTGTGAGACGAGGTCGCCTACGGTCTGATAGGTCCGCATCGCCAAGAACGTGGCGTCTTCGACCGACGTGGCCTGCGGGCTGAACAGGAAGTCTTCCGGGGCGACGTTCTCGATCTTAATGCGGCTGTCCCGGCGGGCGCGGCGCAGCTGTACGTCGAAGGTTTCAAATAGCGCTGGTTCGGCGTCCGTGCTGATCGACACGGCTTCCAGCACTTCGACGTCTGGATCATCGGCCAATGCAGCCACGTCGAGTTCGGTCAGACCCTCGTAGGTTTCAACCGCGTAGGTGATGTCGGTGTCAAAGAACGCGCGCGCTACGCCGGTCTTATACAGCAGCGCGTCTTTGATCAGGTCGCTTAGGATCAGGTAGCCGTTGTTCTGCGAGGCGAAAATGCTGTTGACCAGCACGGTTGCAGCTTCCGCTTTGCTGGCGTCGTCGGGGTGCCGTGGCAGGAAGCGGAAGATTTCGCCGGAGCGCATGAACACTTCCAGCAGCGACGACATGAGGTGTTCGACCACGTCCGCCACTTCGGTCGCCACGATAGACGACTTGCCGTCCGGCACGGTATTGAACTGCTTGCCAAGATAGAACTCGGTGGCTTCGATACGGTCTGCGGACAGTTCGCTGTCACTGTAGCCTATCGCAGCGTCGAGTTCCGCACCTACGCGGGCGCGGATTTCCTCACGGTCGAGCATGTTACTTCGTCCTTGTGTACGTGGGGCGCTTGCCCTTTGCCGGACTGCTGGCGCGCTTGCGGGCTGTTGCTGTGCGTTTCTGTGCGGCGGTCATGCTGGCGGCTTTCTTCGCCGGTACGCATTTCGGATAACCGCGCTTGCTGCCAGTGGAACGGCCGCATTTGGGATGCTTGCCCGACTTGTCCTTCGTGGAGATGTCGCGCCAGTCTTCCTTGAACCACTTGGTCAGACCGCCTTTTGCGCGTGCCATTATTTGGACACCTTGTAGCGGCCGCCCATGCGCTTGTACTCCTGGACGACCTGTCCCGAAGCATAAGCGCTGGGCCACTTCTTCACGCGCGCCTTCACTTTTGCGGTGGCGCGGGCGTACTTGGCTTTGTCGGTAGGGACGTTGCGCGCCATATCAGCTGCAGTATTTTCCCGACTTCATGTTTATGCCCTTAGTGCCTTTGGTTTTGGATTTCATTCCGCCATGCATTTTAACAGTTCCACTTCTTGCGTGACCAATAGTTGGCCGAGAATTTATCGGTTGTCCCTTTGATCCCACCGGAGCGGGCGCAGTAGGACGCTTTGCGTTTTGGCTGGTCCTTCTTGATCGACATGTTGGGATCTCCGAAGCGGACCAACCGCACTTCGTCGCCCTTTTTCGCAGCGACGACAAATTTCTTGGACGAGCCTGGTTCAGCGCGCCGTGGTTTATTGTAACCTTGGAAGGTGATACCGCGATGCTTAATTGCCATAATCAGACATATTGTTGCCCATTGTCGTAAGATAATGTCTTACCATAGGAACGGTGGCGTCCGCTACCCGCCTTGGCTGCGGTACTGGCAAACGTTAGCATCAACGCGTCGGCCAAGTCGGGGCTGCGCTGGCCTCGGCGTTTCAGCTCTTCCTTCGACTCTACCTTGAGTTTGCCGTTCGACTGGAACTTGAACCGTGGTGCGGTTAGTTCTGCTTCGAGTACGCCGTCGCCTTTGGGTAAGCTGCAATCGCGCTGCTCTAGCCACTCGCGGCACTGGAACCACAGTTCGTCGCGCAGGCGTAGGTACTTCTGTGAGAGCGCGGCGGACTCGGCCACGTTGATCCCGCGCACCGGCACAAAGTCCATTTCCTTGAGGCGGTCCACAACGCCAGCGCCAAGACCAATCACGTCTACCAGGATTTCGGCGGGGCGGTCGTCATAGCTGCAGGCGTCGAACTCTTCCAACACGATGCCGCAAATTTCCATCAGGTCTTTGCCCTGCCACGCCTTGATCGGTTCCACCAAGCTGTTGCCCCGTCGCTTGGCTAGAGCAGTCCTGTCGCTGCCATAACGCGCAACGTCAAGGCCCCATACCGGTCGCAGACCCTGTATAGGTTCCACGTCTCGCGTGAGCGCAGCTTCAACCAAGTGTAGGGGTATGATCGTGTCATCGTCCGCCTCGGGGAACAGCCCGTAGACGCGGACTCGCATCTGGTTAGAATCCTCGCCGTACTGCTCGCGCATTTCTTCGATAAAGCCGGGGCGGACGTAATCGGCGTCGGCGCATGACACCGTCATCGTGGCCCAGCGATCTACGTTTTTGTTGAACGCGTCGTAGAAATACCCGCTGCTACGGGTTGGGTTGCCGCACATGACGATTTTAGCGCCCGGCGTGGATAGCGACCCCTGCCCGACTTCAAAGATAATATCAGGAATGCCCGACGCTTCATCTAGGATAAACAGCATGTTTTCGGAATGGAACCCTTGCAGAGATTCGGGGGAATCCCGCCGACTGGTGCGAGCCACTGCGTAGGATTCGCCGCCGCCGCGTAGCGAGATTTTGTCGCTGCGGAACTCCAGCTGCTCCTTAAACGCGGGGTGCATCTGCCGCGCCCAGCGCGCTACCTCGGGCCACAGTACGTCGCCAAGCTGGCTGGCCGTGTTAGCCGTACAGGCCGCTTTGACCGGATAGTGCGTACACAGCCACCACAGCAGCACCCACGACAGGAACGCCGTCTTGCCAACCCCATGCCCCGACTTGATCGCTACGCGGTCGTTATCGCGGATCGCTTCCAGCGCCTCGCGCTGCCAACGCTGCGGGGTCGCGCCAATGATGGTCCGCACAAACAGCGCTGGGTCTTCCCGTAGCCGCAGCAGTGCGCGCTGTTCGTCGGTCAGCTGATCCAGCGCTGGCAGCGCGGCGTCCGGGGCGGCCGGTTCTGCCGGTACAGGCGCAGGAGCGGTCGGCTGTGCGGCGGCTTTGGGCTTGCGGGGCTTGCGGGGCTTGCGGGGTTTTGTCATGCGACACACTCTCCACCGTTGGTTTGGCAAAGCGCCGAAGCGTCGTCAAAAATCCAGTCGCCTTGCGCTGTTGCAAATTCGCGGGTGCCTTGGCGGGTGTAGCGCTTCGACCAGCTGCCGCCCGTCTCGGCCTCCATGCGTTCCCACCAAGCAGCGCGCTCGGGCATGTCGCGCGACAAGGCGGCAATGAACCGCTCGCTTTTGAGGAAGCAGCCGTCGCAGTTGCCTAGCGGGGTCTTTCCTTCAACGCTCGGCAGGCGCAAGTCGAACGGCTGCTGCCGCCAAAACTGCACCACGTCCGCTTTGCTAATCTGTGCGTCGATCAGTGGAAATGCGTTCTGCCAAGGCTCGTTTTGCGGCTGCTTGGCCCGGTGCGCTTCATCGGCACGGATGCCAACGTAGTTTATCCAGTTGCGCCAGCCCAGCGACTTGAGAAAACGCTTTGCGGGCTTGATTTTGAGGTCTGACGTACAGAAGCGCGCCTGTTGATTTGGCAGGTATTTGCGTTTGCGGATAAGCGCTTCAAACGGCTCGCCGTTGCGTGCCGCTGTTTCGTGACTAACCAAGCGAAACCACGGCCGTTCTGGGATGTACTCAACCCAGTCAATGGGTATGCCGAAATTGATGCCGACGTCGCGGACAAAATCTAGCGTCTCGGGCATTTCTCGGCCGGTATTGGAAAACACGACGCGCGCGGCGTCTAGCGCCCCAGGCTGTGCTGCCAAGCGCGCCAGCATCATGCCGCTGGTGCGGCCGCCGCTAAAGCCAACTTGCACGTTCATCGGTGGACCTCCGGTAAAAAAATGCCCCGACGGCCAATGTGGGAACCGCCGGGGCTAGTGCAGCAGCGTTGAACTTGATGGGAGGACAAGTCGGGCCGCAGACGCGCAGACAAGAGAGATAACGGAGGAAAGCTCCGCGCGTTTCCGTGGTGTACCAACTTGTTGTGAGTAGTGTCAAGCATTGTTTTTCGGGCCGTATCCGTTGCGCTCTGCCCAGGCGGCGACTTCCGCTTCGCAGTAGTGAACGCCGGAGCGGCTGTCCTTGATGCGTGGTAGCGGGTCGGTCTCGCGTTTCGACAGTTTGTTCAGTGACTGCGGGTGCAGGCCAAGGTATGCCGCCGTTTCGGCGCTGCGCCAGCTGTAGAGCTGGTTCGCGTTTGCCTCGTCGGGAAACACCGGGCGCGGGCCGGGGCGCGGTACGTCGCCAACGAAGAACGCGCGGTAGTGCTGGTCCACCCAGTCGATGTAATGCACGCGCTGTTTTGGCGACAGGTGGTGGAACGGCTTGTTGAACGCCGGGCGGGGCCGTCTATTCGCCATGGCGTAGCAGCTCCGATAAGGCCAACGCGTTCCATATCACAGCGTCGTCGTGGCAGATGTCGCCCCACTGCGTCGGCTCGTCGGCGATGACGTCGTCGCACAGTGCGAACGCATGGCGTAGCAGCGCGTCTTTGTAGCGCGCGGTGTCCGGTACGTTGCGCCAGTTGTCACGGCCGTACTGGGCCGCGCCGTGGTCGTTGCGCCAAATCGTGCGCAGGAGCGCGTCGCGCCCCGGCAGGCGGACTAGGCCGGACCATTGCGGCTTGTCGGCGTCGTTTTTTCGGAAGGTCGTCATGGGGCTGTAGTGGTCCTGGAAAAACGAAGGGGGGGGTGTGGGGGCGTATCAAATAATAAGTACCGGTCGGTCTGCGCGCGACGGGGGGGGTCTAGGGGTCGGGGTCGTCGTCCTCTGCGGCCAGGGCGTCCACCACGGCCAGGGCGTCCCTTACGATGTATCGTTTGCTGTTAGCAAGGCGCGTTTCGACGTCCGGGTCGCCGCTAAGTGACTGATCTGGCTCGATAAATCCGCGAGCCATGTTCGGTTCGATCGGCGGCCGGTGTCCGGTTTCGTGCGCCTCGCCGTCAATGACGCGGCCCAAGTCGCGCAACGCGCCAGTTAATGAGACGTTTATATTGGTCTGCTGCTCTGTGCCGCGCCACTGCGGGCCGCCCATACGTTCGAGCCAGAACTTGGCCGCTGCCGTGTCGCCGTCCTCAGTCGCCCGTTTGTAGAGCGAGTTTGCCACGTTGGCAGACGCCCCAATGCGCGATCTAGCGAGACTCGCCCGCCCGTCAGTCGTGTTTTCAAGCCGCGATTGGAATCGTGCCGCCGTCATGCCCAAAAATTGTGCAATCTGTTCCTGTGTACAGCCGACACTGCTTAGGCGCTGTGCATCGGCCAATTCGTCGGCGGTCAGGCCGCCGGTCGGCGTCTCGTTGTTATCCTTCATGGCCGGGCCATCGCTCCGGGTCTGTTAGCAGCAGCAGGCGCACGGCAAGCGCGGCGATGGCGGGGACCGGCGTTTCTTCCAGCTCCCAGCGCCGATAGGTCCGGCCGGTCACGCCAAGCGTTGCGGCCAATT